ATCATCATATCAGGGACTGATGTCTGCGGGAGGTTGGTCATGCAATCGACCTCCTCCAGAGATCCCGCAGCAATGCCCGCAGGGACCACCGCATATTGAGATGATGGGATAACCGGCGCCTCGCTATCCCACCCCATCAGATACGCCGGGGTTGTCTCAAGTGCCTTTGCCAGCGGCTCTAATATGGACGTTGGCAGATTCTCAATCTCATTACTCTCATAACGATAGATGGTCGCGCGGTTTTTATTTAATTTTTGCGCCAGCTCATCAGCTGATAATCCGAGAGCAATCCGACGCTGTTTGATGCGATCTCCTACCGATATAGACATATGTATTACCTCCTTTCTCTATATTATTATACTTATATAGTCGCAAATATGCAACGAAAAGTATCATAAACAATATATAAAATCGCAAATATGCAACAAAAAGTATTGACACGCTATATGCGTAATGGTATTATAAGGACATAAAGAGTCGCATGATACGCGACAAAGGGAGGAGGTGATGTAAATGGTCAATGTCAATAAGTTGAGGGGCAAAATCGTGGAGCATGGCATGACGATTGATGTCTTTGCAGAGTCTGCCGGTATCAGTAGAGCGACGATGTTCCGCAAGCTCTCTCAGGACGGTGAGGACTTTACGATCAGTGAGGCAGATGCGATCGTAAAAGCCCTGCATCTCAGCAAGGACGATGCAAACGCTATTTTTTTTAGCCAGTTTGTCGCATGATATGCGACACAGAAAGGGGGTGAAAACATGTACCAAACGATCAAACAGTTCGCCCGGGCCGAAAACCTCCCGGAGATCTCAATCCGTAAATTATGCCGGTCGGGAGACATCCCGGCGCTCATGCTGGGTGGGGCGTATCAGATCAATGTGGAGGAGGCTCGAGACTGGCTTAAAAGCCGTCAAAAAGCCCCGGAAACTCCAGCAGGTAAAATCACCCGCCGGGAACGGATTCCGTTCCTGGAGGCTATTAAAAAGGAGAGGCAAGAGGTTTTGAACGGGAAGGAGGCGTAAAAAATGCGTCAGACAGGAAAGCAGAGGGACTGGGCCCGCGTTGACCAGGCATGCATGATGTCATGTCAGCGCCGGGCGGACCTTGACCAGGCAGAGTACATGGACTGGCTGGAGGCAAAACACAAGCGTGACGCGCAGGAGGTCAACATCTTAATAGCAGTCATGTCAGTGCCGTTTATTTTGGCCGGGCTGATGTGTCTCTGGTCAATCCATACGGGAGACTGGGGCTGGATAGACGGCCCGGGGGTGTGGAGATGATCACAGAGATGTCTTATACATCCGTCTCTGACCGGCAGAGCAGCATGCCGAGCCAGTCCGCCAGCAGCCGGGAGACCGTGATCATGGTTAAGGAGCCGGAGCCTGATCTCAAGCCGGGAGATATAGTCCTGCACGAGGTCAGGCACAAAAAAATCCCGGTTGTTGTCCGGGAGATATGCGGCCGGCAAAAAGCGGCTGGAAAGAAAAGAAGTGGCAGCGGTACCGGAGGGCCCGGACGACCCGGCCGCGGCTGTGCCGGTGGAAGAAACTCCAGTGATGCTGGGAGAGCCGGAAGCGGAGCCAACGGAAATGGAAAATGAGCCGGAAAATAACGCCCCGCTGTGGACGGAGCCAGAACCTCAGCCGGAAGACAGAAACATCAAAGCCGTCAAAAGACTGCTCAAAATGCTCCCGCAGGATGAGGAATACACCTTAAAGATTAATCTGGAGTCTGGGAGCGTCCAGCTGGCAGTCACCCTGATCGGAGGGCAAAAAAATGCCGACTGACACGGCAATGTCAGTCGGCGGGTAAAAGTACCTACCAATATTATAGCACAGTGAAAGGAGTCTTGTAATGATCTTGTTGTATAGCCGTTACACCAATGAGTTAATTAACCTTAATTACGTGTACAGCCTGTTTGCGGATTGCCGGAGCGATAACGCAATTAGATACCGAGCGGCAGAGACACGCTCGAGCGTCGCGGAAATATATGATTCCCCTGAGGACGCAAGGATGGCCTTACAACAGCTTGCGGACCGGATCGCAAAAGCGGACCACGGTGTGGGGGCTGTTATCGTTACCATACCATCTCGAGCGGAAATTAAGCAGAAGACTACGCCATGGCATCATGCGGAAGGAAAAAAAGAAAAAAGCCATGGTGGATCTTAAAACGCACATGAAAAGGAGTAAAAAAATGAACAAAAATGAACTGGTAAATATCATCATGGAACAGCGGCCCGGATACAAAAAACATGATGCCGAGACGGCCCTGCAGGCTGTGCTGGACGCTATCCAGACGGCACTGTCTTACGGAGATCCGGTAGTCCTCACGGGGTTTGGGAAATTTTACACGGTGCGAGTGCCGCTCCATACGGTAGTTAATCCACAAACACTTGAGATGATGGACGTGCCCGAGCACACCGCCGCAAAATTCCGACCCGGGGCGGTATTGAAGAAATTGGTTAACAATGGATGGAGGTATAGGGGATGACGAGGACTAAAAAAATAATCACAACCCCGGAGATCACAGTGCCTGCTGAGGCTAACACCGTATCAACGCTCCCGGTGCTTGTAGAGCCCAAAATCCTGTCAGCCGACCTGTCTGTCAATGTCAATTGGGATGATGTCAAAAAATCTCTGGCAGCATATATCGACAAGTACCAGGGGTTGGTTGTGACGGATGGCAATCTGGATGACAGTAACAAGGCACTGCGGGAGATTGTGTCTGTCAGGACCTCAATTCAAAAATTTGAGATCTCCGGAAAACGTGTCACAAAAAAACCATATGATGATTTTGCAGCTGGATGCAAAGAGCTGCTCAAGATCGTCCAGCAGGCAGAGAGCCCGCTCCGCGATCAGCTGGATGCATACGATCAGCGGAGAGTAGCTGCACTGGTTGCAAGGATATCTGGAGAGTACATCAAAAAATCATATGACCTTGGGATCCGTAATGAGTACACACGGACGATTGACCAGACATCTATCGAGATTGATCATCCAAAATGGCTTAATAAAACACAAGCGTGGACAGACACTATATCAGACATATCTGCCCTGGCAGCGGAGGACTTGCAAAGGCAGCGGGCAGCGGATGACGCTGCAGAACTCCGCAGATCAAGGTATGAGATAGGACTTATGCAGATCGCCGGAGTCAACCAACAATATGGGTTGTCAACCCCCATCACAGAGTCAATACTCACTGATGATCTGCTGGGAGAGCCAATCCCTACAATTAAGGGACGTATTGAGATTGAGGCTAAGCGCCGTGCAGATATAGAGTCGGCAGCCAGGCGGGCAGCGGCAGTACAGCAGGCCCCGCCTACACCTCCGACTATTCCTAAGGCACCGCCGGCCATACCGGCAGCACCTCCGGCAATCAGCAGAGCGCACAGAGTAACGATTGTAATCACTACGCATAACGATGCGCAGATGGCAGCGGCGCAGGAGATTATTAATAATGTCCCCGCTGGGCTGGATTTTGAAACAAAAATTGAGGAGGTATAAAAAATGGCACAGGTTTTATTTCATCGGGCAGAGCGTAAACGTTCTAAACTCCGCCTGGCCATTGCGGGGCCTTCTGGAGCCGGTAAAACTTATTCTTCGCTGCTGATTGGATCTGGGATTACATCAATGGATAAAATCGCGGTAATCGATACAGAGTCTGGCAGTGCTGACCTATATGCCGACCTCGGCCCATACAGCACGCTTACAGTTTGCCCCCCATACAGCCCGCAAAAATATATAGATGCCATCCATGCAGCAGAGCAATCTGGGTTTGAGTTGATTATTATTGACTCATTATCTCATGCCTGGTCAGGCGAGGGAGGTTTGTTGGATCAGCAGGGCAAAGCAACAGACACAAAGTATCGCGGCAACAGCTGGGCGGCATGGCGAGAGATCACCCCGCAGCACAATCAGCTTGTAGAGACGATGCTCCATAGCTCATGCCATATCATAGCTACCATGCGGAGCAAGACTGCCTATGAGCAGACGGTTGACAGTAACGGCCGAAAAAAAATTGAAAAATTGGGCCTCGCCCCAATCCAGAGAGATGGCATTGAATACGAATTTACAACCGTTTTTGACCTGGCTCTTAATCACACAGCCATGGTCAGCAAAGATCGGACGAAACTATTTGACGGCCAATATTTTACGCCGAACGCGGAGGTAGGGAAGGCATTGCGCCAATGGTTAGATGCGGGGGTGCCCGCGGATCAGCCCGCATCGATACCGGCAGAGCAGTGGCCGACACCTTCTCAACCTGCCATTACTCCCGCAGCACACCAGGCGCAGCAGCCACAGCAGGTACACCAGCCACAACCGGCCCAGGCTCCCGCAGTACAGCCAGCTCCTACGGCCCCGGCTCCCGCAGTACAGCCAGCTCCTACGGCCAGAGACCAGTTGGTTTATATCTGGCAGCAGCTCCACTGGGACGCAGCTGATCCGCTTGACGGATATATGGCCAAGCGGCTGGCACAGCAGCACCGGGAGATGAGCAGTGTGACACCTCAGGACTGGGAGGCGCTGCTGGCGGAGATGGATAAGTACATGGCAGAGACCGGGATTATGATTGATAATCCCCAAAAACCAGTCGGCGCGCCATGCGTAAAAAATGAAATTCCGTTTAATTAAAAATTAAGGAGATAAACAATTATGATAACATCAAGAATTTTTGGAAGACTCACAAAAGATCCGGTAACCGAAACCCCGAAAAATGGGGGAGATGAATACGTCAGATTTACGGTGGCCAGCAATGCCGGCAGGAAAGACCGTGCGTCAATGTTTGTGGATGTCACTGTGTTTGGCAAACAGGGGCAGGTCATCCGTCAGTATTTCCACAAGGGCTCCCGGATTGTCGTTGACGTCCGGGACATGGAGGCGCAGGGCTGGACTGGCAATGACGGCACGCCGCGGGCGTCGCTCCATGCGATCATGACGAGCTTTGAGTTTGTGGATACCCGCGCGGAAAACGAATCACAGCCGGCACCGGCACAGCAGGGATACGCACAGGCTCCCGCGGCACAGCAGGGATACAATCAGCCCCCGGCATACGGACAGCCTCCGGTGCAGCCGCAGGCTCCGGCGTACACACAGCCTCCGCTGGGATACGCGCAGCGGGCTCAGCAGCCGGTGCAGCAGCCGCCCACAGCACCTCCGGCCGGCATACCGTGGACAGGACGGTAATGCGCCATGTCCTACGATCTGCGGCCATATCAGTCAGACCTGATTGACCGGATCGCCAAGGATTTTGCTGACGGCATCCAGCGCGTCTGTGCCGTTGCCCCCTGCGGGGCAGGTAAGACGGTCATGGTGGGCTGGATGGCTGCCAAGACAGCAATGGTAGGCCGGCGTGTATTATTTTTAGTCCACCGTCGGGAGCTGATTGACCAATCTGACCGGACGTTTACGGCTATGGGCATACGGCATGGCATAATCTCTGCCAACACCGTCCCGGACTACAGCGCACCGGTGCAGATCGGCAGCGTGCAGACCGTATCCCGCAGGCTGGACAGGATTGGGCATTATGATTTCCTGATTACGGATGAGTGCCATCATGTGACGGCTGGGACATACCGGTCAATTATAGGGGCGTATCCGGATGCGGCCGTGCTGGGAGTGACGGCCACGCCGGCCCGACTTGACGGCAATGGCCTGGGTGATGTTTTTGACGATCTGCTGATTGGCCCGTCCGTTGATTTTCTGATCGGGCAGGGGAGCCTGTGTAAATATCAGTATTATGCCCCGCCGAGCAAGGCGGATTACAAATCAGTGCACATCCGGTTTGGCGATTACGTCAAATCGGAGCTGGAGGCGGCAGTAGATGATGATGCACTGGTCGGTGACATCATCAAAAATTATCAAAAACTGGCGCCCGGCCGGCAGGCGGTGTGTTACTGCGTAAGCCGTGAGCACAGCGAGAGGACAGCTGCCCAATTCCGGGCGGCCGGAATCCCGGCCTGTCATGTGGACGGAGAGACGCCAAAAAATCTCCGGGATCAGATCATCGATGATTTTCGCACGAAAAAAATAAAAATATTATGCAATGTGGATCTGCTGGGTGAGGGGTTTGACGTGCCGGGCATGGACGCTGTGATATTAGCCAGGCCAACGGCATCACTCACATTGTTTATACAGCAGAGCATGAGACCGCTCCGGCCTGATCCGGATAATCCGGACAATGTGGCAGTGATCATTGACCACGTTGGTAATTGTTTCCGTCACGGGCTGCCCAACATGGAGCATGACTGGACGCTGGAAACAAAACAAAAAAAACACAAGCCAAAGCAGGTACCGCTGCATCAGTGCCCGGACTGTTATCAGGTCTGGGAGGGCAATAGCCGGACGTGCCCGTACTGCGGGTATTGTCCGCCGATTGCCGGCCGGGAGGTCAAGGAGCGGGACGGCAGCCTGGCAAAAATTGACGCAGTGGAGATTTTGGAAAAGAAACGGAAACGGCAGGAAGTCGGCCGTGCCCGCTGCAGGGCTGATCTGGAGAGGATTGCCCTGCAGCGTGGTTACCGTATGGGATGGGTAAAAAAAATGATGGAGTTAAAAAAGATAAGGGCGTGATAAAATGGATGATTTTGCGCGTAACATAAATAACCGATATTCCCGGCGTGTCCGCCGGATGGAAAAGGCAGGGTTTATCCACCGTCTGGAACGGCTCGGTGGAGCTGCCGCATGGGAGGACAAGCAGGCAGGGATTATCCGATATATGTCAGATGCAGAATTTAACGCATGGTTTTTGAGGACTTTCCACAGTAAGATGTCTAGAATGCGTGCCAACCATGAAATATAATCCTGATCTATCAATGGAGGTCAGTCTTGTAACACATGTCTATGATCCGCAGACTGATCACATGCTGCTGGGCATCCAGCTGTCAGACCGCACAGGCCGAAAAATAATCCGGATAGGCGTCCCAAGCTGGACGGAAAATAAAAAGCGTATCAGCCAGGCATTGCAGGAATCGGTTCTGGCCGGTGATGACCATGACCGAGCATGAAATACAAAATGCAATCAGGGTGTACATCTCACAGCAGCGTCTCGGCGTGATCTTCCGGGCAAATGTCGGCTCTGCATGGGCGGGGATTGTGGTTAATAAGACGCGCGACACGGTTACGCTTAAAAATTACCGGCCGTTTTCGACCGGCCTGCCCAATGGGTTTCCTGACCTGTTTGGTTTCCGTACGGTCACGATAACGCCTGACATGGTAGGGCGGACGATAGCCGTTTTCTGCGGGCTTGAGATTAAGACCGCCCGCGGCAGAGTCCGGGATGATCAGGTTAAGATGCTGGGATTTCTGCAGCAGTCAGGATGCCGGGCGGGGATTGCCCGCAGCACAGAGGACGCCAAAAAAATTTTAGAAGGAAAGGAGGTAAATAAAACATGACAGATGCGGGAGAGTTTTTAAGTAAAATCTATGCCGGGACAAATGGATATGCCTATCTCTGGACCAAGCCGGACCAGCAGTCTCACTTTTTTGCCACGACCGATATCGTCGGCATGGCAGAGTCCGCACGAAAGCTGTCCGGATCGCGCCATGATGTTTACTGCTCCGTCGGAGTCCGCAAGACTCCGGCCGACAGCAACCACCGGGGCACGCAGGCAGAGATCAGTCAGATTGGCTGTCTGTGGGCTGACGTGGATATATTAGACTCCGCAGCGCATAAGTCGGACCGTCTGCCTGCCAGCATTGAGGATGCCATGGGCATTATGCCTACCGACATCCCGCCGTCCATTATTGTGGCATCCGGTCATGGCCTGCATGTCTATTGGTTGCTGGATCGCCCGATTGATGTGACGCCGGACAACTGGAGAGACGTTCGGCAGTTGGTGCAAAAAATGCAACAACTGATACGCAATAACGCCAGCGTCCACGGCTGGGAGATTGACGCTACAGCTGATCTCACGCGCGTTTTGCGGGTGCCGGGCACATGGAATTTCAAAGACGTCGACAATCCCGCAGCATGTGAGATCATTGACCAGTCCGACGCCCGGTACGGCATTGACGTTTTTCAAAAATTGTCAGTGCCGGTCCCGGATAAAAAGACTGACCGCGGGCAGTCATTTACACGCAAGCCGACAGACGGTCCGGCGTCAATGATACTGACCAACTGCAAATTTTTGCAGCACTGCCAATTAGACGCCAAGACACTCACTTATGATGAGTGGGTAGCTGCCATATCCAATCTGGCCAGAGCCAAGGACGGTCCTACGGCGTGCCATGACATCTCCAAGGCTGATCCGGTCAGATATGATCCGTCCGTTACGGACGACAAGATCGCCGAGGTGCTGGACAACATGAGCCCCCGGAGCTGTGAGTACATCCAAAAGACGCTAGGTTTCCGTCACTGCGACGACTGCCAGGTCAAGTGCCCCGCATCATGGGCACTGGAGCATGTCCACCGCGCCGTGGCCACGCTCCGCGCACTGTCCAACCCGACTCCGGAGACAGTTTTCACGGAGGATGTGATTGGCAGCCTTGCACTGCTGGAAAAAGAGTCCCCGGTGCACTATCAGCAGTTCCGGGCGCGGCTGGGCAAGGCGGTCAATAAGTCTGATCTCAGCAAGACGATCGCCAATTACCGCCGTAAACATTTTCGGACGGTAGACACGCCGGCAGCAGAGCCGGGGCAGAAACATGTTAAGACTACCGGCCAGCTGATACCGGACTGTCCGATTGATCTGACGATCCCTGCGGGATATGTGGTTGATCGTACGGGCGTACGTGAGTACAAGGAGCGGGCGGACGGCTCCGTGACAGAAAATACAGCATCCGGAGTGCCGGTGGTTCTGACCGCTCGAATGTACAATCTGGACACCGATTTGGAAAAGGTCGAGGTATGTTTTAAATATTACAATCAATGGCGGAGGACAATTCAGTCCCGCAGCACCGTATACTCCAGCAGGTCGATCGTTAAGCTGTCTGACTGCGGGCTCAATGTATCATCCGAGACGGCCAAGTATCTGGTCAAATATCTGCAGCAGTTGGAGGCAATCAATCAGGATAAAATCCCGCTCAAATATTCCGTCAGCCGGTTAGGCTGGAGAGACGGCAATAAGCAATTTATACTGCCCTCTCAGACAGACTATGCAATTGAGATGGATGACGAGGGCGACATTACGGACGCCATGCAGCAGGCGGGCAGTCTGCCCGATTGGTTAACTCTGGCCAAAGAGGCGCGTGGCCATATATTTTCCAGATTTTTGCTGTCTGCGTCTTTCGCGGCGCCGTTGCTGGCACTGTTCCGGCAGCGCAATTTTATGATTTATTTCTGGGGCAGTTCCGGAGGCGGAAAAACAGCAGCTATGAAAATGGCCATGTCAGTCTGGGGCGATCCGGACAGATTAATGACATCATTTCTGACCACCAAGGCCGGACTTGAGAGGCGGTTATCTCTGCTATCTGATTTCCCTGTCGCTATCAATGAACGGCAGGTGGCGGGGCAAGGCCGCGAAAAGCAGGACTATCTGGAATACGTCGTGTACATGCTGGAAGGAGGGAAAGGTAAAGGCCGGGCGACAAAAACCGGGCTCCAGAAAACTGCATGGTGGCGCGTGATCGGCATGGCCAATGGTGAGGAGCCATTGACCAGAGAAAATTCCGTTAAAGGTGTGAAAAATAGAATATTGGAAATCAACACGTATCCGGTTATGCCTGACGATCTGGCCAAGCAGGTGCACCAGATGTCGGACTATGGATTTGCCGGAGAGATGTTTATAAAAAAACTGCTGGGCGGCAAAAACACGGCCGGAGCTATCTGGGACGCCGTCCATACATGGTGCATGGACAGGTACCACGATAATGCGTCCGCACATGTAGACGCGCTGGCGCTGATCCTGACGGCTGACATCCTGTCAGGGATGTGGGTGTTTGATGTCCCGCAGGACGAGGCGGTCAATCAGGCATATTATTTGGCGGATCAGGTGATTAAGATGCTTCCGACGGCACATGACATGTCAGACACGGAACGGTCCTGGGATTTTGTTGTTAACTGGATCGCGGCCAATGAGGCGCGGTTTGCGTCGGAGTTTGGCGGGCATACGGCAGTCACTCCGATTTATGGATTCGCCAAAGCCGGGAAAATCTGCATTTTTCCCTCCATGCTCCGGCGTGCTATGCAGGATGAGGGGATATCTTACGACAAGATGCTGCCGGAGTGGGGCGCTGCGGGCAAGATTGCGCAGACCACAGACGGCCGCGGGAATGTCCGCAATGTGCAGCCGGTATGGTGGGAAGGCAAAACATGCCGTGTTATCATTACCTCCATTACCTCAGCCTTACCTCAAAAATCGGAGGAGAGGTAAGGCCAAGATATTCGATAAATACTGATAGAAATGGATATAAATATAGTACATTACCTCTATTACCTCATATATATATACGTTTGGATAATTGTGTTTTTCTATTTTTTAAAAAAATAAAATTTAATAAAAAAATACATCACCATGTTTTTTTATCGAGGTAAGAGTTATCCACAAGTATTTTAGTCAGTGTTTGTCGAATGATTTTCAACGAAAAACCTTACCTCTATCAGAGGTAAGGAATTATCCACAGACTTATACACAAGTTATCCACAGGAAAGGAGTGACAACAATGACATTTTCGGAGGCCAGGTGGGCCATGCTCAAGCGCTGCGAGATGAATGCAAGGCAAAACACGCAGTGCCCGGAGATGCTCAAAATGGCGCAAAACGTGATCATTGATCCATGGCCACAGAGTGACTGGGATACCTGGCTTATGATTTTGTACGGAGCGATGACTCATAATCAGGATTTATACAGCTATTTATTTTTGATCAGAGGATGTGGGACAACAGTCAAAGAAAACCCTGATTATGGATTATCCCGCAATGGGTGGCCGTACATATTTATCCCGCATATCGGACCACAGACGTGGCCAACAGAAAATATGTTTACAGAAATGATGAACGATATGTTTTCTGGATGCGATCAGCAGCTGTTATATCAAATCATGATTGATACCTGGGATTACATGAAACAAAGGGAGAAACATCTGATAGAAGTTGAGCAGTTAGGAGGCCGTAAAAATGAATAAAGATGAAATGGTAGAGCAGCTAGTAGAGATGTTACAAAAGCAGGAGGCCGTAGCCATCGGGATGCCGGATGATGTCAAGACAATCATGATTAAACAAAATAAGGCCCTGCACAAGGCGATCAATATCCTGTCAAATGAGTATATGGACAAGCCTTATTACATAATGTTTGAGGCCCCCGGCCGTCCTTTTTGGACATCGGAAGAAGATCTTACACCGTTAGCGACGACAGACAACAACCGGCCACAATCCAAAAAGTCGGATGAGACTCCGCGTCGTGGTTGGCACAAAATTGTGCCGACCAAACAATCAGACCCGGTCAATCATCCTACGCACTACACACAGGGAGATGTGGAATGCATTGATGCAATAAAGGCAGCAACGGAAAGCCTGAATGGATATGAAGGGTTTTTGGCCGGGAACTGCATGAAATATATCTGGCGGTTTAAAGTGAAAAACGGAAAAGAAGATTTGGAAAAAGCAGGATGGTATCTGAAAAAGCTTATGGAGGTGGAAGATGTACACGACTGAGTATATAGGCCGCAGGCTGTACCTGCTGCGGGTGGCAGTTGATCTCCCCGTCACAAAGATTGCTAATATGACGGAGGTGACAGAGGTTTGCTGGAGATTTTGGGAGACCGGCCGTACTCCGTCACTCAAGCTGTTGATTAACATCTGCAATCACACCGGGATTGACATCGAGTCATTCCTTACCGGCGAGAGCTGGCTGGATGATCTGACTCCGGACAGCCCGGGTGTGAGTATGATAAGGGATAAGCTGGAGGAGACACTATGACGGATACACCGATGACAGTCAAGCAGTTTCTCAACCACGTCCGCTGCCAGCAAAACAAATTGCAGGCTCTACGCCGACAGCAAATACTGATCCGGCAGGATATATCAGATGTCAAAGGCCAGCGATATGACAAGGATAAAATCACAGGATCCAAGCAGTCTGACCTGTGTGATCTGGTTATCAGGCTGGAGTCCCGACTGCGGGAGTCATCGGAGCAGATTGCAAGACTGATGTCAGATCTGGCTGCAGACAGACAGCGGGCACTGGCGCTGATCCTGTTGATTGAGGACCAGGACACACAGGCTATCATGATGGACAGATATATATGCGGATTGTCATGGGATGCCATAGCTGGACAGCAGCACTGGTCTATCCGCAGAGTGTTCCAACTCAATGGATCTGCGCTTATGGAGATCACGCAGAAACAATCAGCCGCATCCAGCGGGGATGATCATTGCAGTGAATTGCAGTAACTATCTATGCTAATATATATACTGAGAGGATAAGGAGATAGGGGTGTAACAACCCATATCAGCAGGGATACGGGATACCGATATCCATAGGGACTGCAAGACATATCCTCTCAATATATAACAGCTGCCGCTGTTACGGTTCATTCATTTCCTTTCCGGGCCCTTCGGGGCCTGACTATTCAGCACTCACAATTGTGGGTGCTTTTTATATGGAGTTAACATGGATCATCTGTTACATGAGTGCGCACAGCCTGGCTGTCATCGCCTCACTGCGGGGAGATACTGCAGCGAGCATCAGCGAGACACGGTTAGGTATCCGAGAGAGTCGGCGTATCGGCGAGGTTACAATTCAAAATGGGACAAAGCCCGCAAAATATTTCTGGCTGAGCATCCGCTGTGTCAATGTGAGGAGTGCCGCAAGTCAGGGCATCCGCTGCCGGCCAACGTGGTAGACCATATCATACCGCACAGAGGCGACCCTAAATTATTTTGGGATCAGAATAACTGGCAGGCACTTAACAAACGCTGCCATGACCGCAAGACTGCAAGAGAGGACGGAGGTTTTGGCAATGGGAGTATCCGATAATTTTTTTGGGCGGGGCGAGGGAAACCCTGACCGGGCCTGACCTCCCCCCACCTCAAAAAAGTTTCCAGTCACCGCGCGCCAGACCACGTGGTCCTCAGGCTTTAACAAAGTTCGTTTTACTTGTTTTGCCTGGTTAAAAATAATAGGATAGGAGGTAAACGCTATGGGACGACCGGCATATCCACCGGAACTGCATTTGATGAACGGAAATAAAGCTCATCTGACAAAAGCTGAAATCAAGATGCGGAAAGAAGCGGAAATAAAACTGGGCGAGCAGAAAATTGTCTGCCCAACATATGTAAAGCAAAACAAAACTGCTTACAAAAAATGGAAAGAACTCAAAAAGCTGTACGACCAGTTCCCTTTGACCACATCTGCTGATGCCGGGATAATGTCCAGGTATTGTATGGCGTTTGCAGAGTATGAGGACCTGATCCAGCGCAGAGCCGAAATAGCTGATATGGAGCTGGACAGCGAGGAAGAAGAAAAGATGGAGGCCGCGCTGGAAGAACAATACGGCACGCGTCGAGCTGCCAAGATGTTTGAAAAGATAGAATACATCCTGTCCACTGCGGGGCTGCTGTCTATTGACAAGGCGATTAACGCCAAAATGGGCGCCATCCTTAACATGGAGGGAAGATTGTTTTTGTCTCCGCTAGACCGCGTTAAAAATGTGCCAAAACGGCCCGAAAAGAAAGAGGATCCTATGCAGAAAGGAGGATTTGACGTATAAGCCTGGTGAATGAATTGTCAGAATATAGCCGCCAGTGCATTGATGACCCGGATCGCTGTTGCCAAAAACACAGGTGGACCTGCCAGCGCTTTTTAAGAGATATAAAAAACGCTGGTACAAAAGACTTTCCCTATGTTTTTGATGAAGACAAGGCCCTGAGGTTTTTCGAATGGGCCCGCATGCATAAGCACACCAAAGGGGTGCTGGCGGGGCAGCCTATTGAGTTTGAGCCGATCCGGCGTTTTATTTTTGGAAACATTTATGGCTGGGTCAATATTTATACTGGCGCTCGGCGTTTCAGAAAAGCCTATTGGCAGGTTGCGCGTAAGAATGCAAAATCACAGTCTCTGGCCATAGTCGGGGACTACGAATTAATGGCCATGAACGAACCAATGAGCGAGGTGTACATAGGTGCCACAAAAAGCCTACAGGCCCACATCATCTACAACGAGATAAAGGCAATGCTCCGACGCTGGCCGGAGATGAAAGGGCGCTGGGAAGAAAGCTACGGAGTGATCAAGCATCCAAAGAGCGACTCTCTGCTGCGGGCATTATCTAAAGACGACGGAAAAACCGGAGATGGTCTGAACCCGCAGTGTGGCCTTATCGATGAGTATCATGCCCATCCTACGTCAGAAATTTTAGACGTGCTGCAGACCGGGATGATGGCCCGCAGGCAGCCGCTGCTGTTTATTATCACGACGGCGGGGACAAATTTTGGCGGGCCTTGCTACCGAGAAGAATATCCGCTGGTAGAAAAAATTCTGGATCCGGATCTCATGTATGACGTGCCTGATTATTTCTGCATGGTCAATGAGCTTGACCGCGACAAAGACGGAAATCTTATTGATGATGTTAAGAATGAGGATTGTTGGATTAAGGCGAATCCGATCGTGGCGACGTATCCAGAAGGTATGGAAAACCTGCGGTCAGCGCTCCGGTCGGCGCTGGAAGCCCCGGAGAAAATGTCGGCATTTTTAACGAAAAACATGGACATCTGGAATAACCAGACAGAAGCATCCTATATGGACATGGCCAAGTGGAATGCCCGGGGAGTCATTGCACCCGATGATATTGATCTGACCGGGAGAGACGCCTATGTGGGTATTGACCTTTCCAGCAAAGTCGACTTGACTGCGGCATCATTTGTGGTTCCGGTAATGGTCAACGGTGCACAGAAATATGTTATTATTTCTCACGCATTTATGCCGGAGAATACAAAACAGCGCCGAATTAAAACCGACCGAGTGCCATATGCCTCCTATGAGGCTGCGGGATGGCTTACCTGCAATCCGGGAGACGTGGTGGACTACCGATTTATGACGGTCTGGATACGTAAAGAAGCGGAGCGGATGGGATTAAATATTAAAGAAATCTGTTTTGATCCATATAATGCCACCTACTATGCGCAGGAACTACAAAGGGATGGATATACGTGTATTGAGGTCAGACAGGGGCCACAGACGCTGTCAGAGCCGACAAAACGTTTTCGGGAAGAAACCTATCAGGGCAACATCCTCCATTATAAAAATGATCTGCTGGATTGGGCTATCAGTAACGCAATCCTAAAAAAGGACCACAACGAAAACATTTTGCTGGACAAAGAAAAATCAACGAACCGGATCGATCCGATAGCGGCGACGATTAACGCGTTTTCTCGGGCCATGGTTATGGCGGAGGAAGATATCAATGAACATATTTTATCCGGAGGTTTTAGTTTTTAAGGAGGCAGTCCATGTGAAAAAAATCTTATATGTAGTCGACGACATATTTTTGTTTGTCGGCTGCGCTCTGATGGTGACCGGCGGGGCACTGATCTCTCCTGTGGTGGCCATATATACAGCTGCTGTGGAGTGTTTTTTATTGGCATATCTATTTGGCCGGGTAAAAATCCCCGGAGAAAGGCGGTAAAACATGTTGTTACGATCATTAATGACCAATCCGTCTGACTCCGGGAGTCTGCTGGATCCGGCGAGCTGGCTCGTGTCGGCCATCAGTGATACTCATATGACGGCAGCGCGAGCCGGCCGGAATAGTAATGTATATACCTGCGTCAGTGTCATTGCCGATGACATCGGCAAACTCCCGATACATACATTCAAACTCGGCGGAGACCGGAACGCCGGCATGAAACATCCGGTTGCTCAGTTGTTGTACAGCAGGCCTAACCCATATATGTCCAGCTTTAAATTTTGGCAGACGCTGGAATATCACGTTGGCTTGTACGGTAATGGTATAGCTATGATTGAGTGGGGAGACGATGGCTATCCAAAAGCATTATGGCCGCTGGATCCGCTCAAAACGTCTATTCGGCTGGATATGGCAACAGGTAAGCTGATCTATAAGACACAGGATGCTGCAGGGCATGTGTACGAGCTCTCTCCAATGGATGTGATACACAGGTACGACATGTCCAGGGATGGGCTGATCGGGATCCCAAAATGGACGACATTGGTGGATGAGCTTGACAGCCAGGATGCCACAAAACGATTTATCAGTAAATTTTATAAAAATGGCACGTTGGCGTCGGGGATCCTGCAGACGGACGGCGTCCTTACTCCCGAGGCCAAAGAAAAAGCGCGTGAAGAATGGAGCAAGCTGACATCCGGCGATGACAATATGGGCAAAACAGCCATATTGGATATGAAAATGGACTATAAGCCCATCGGGATGCAGCTGGACCAGGCACAGTTTTTGGAGACACAGAAATTTGGCATTAACGAAGTGGCCAAAGTGTACAAGGTGCCTCCATATAAATTAGCGCAATTGGATGATGCAACTTATTCAAACGCCGAAGCTATGGCTCTCAACTACATTAAAACAACACTGCTTCCCATTTTTACGGCATGGGAGCAGGAGATTAATTTTAAGCTTTTCACCCAAAAGGAACAGAAAAAATACTACGTTAAATTTAATGCAGCTGCCGAGCTGCGGGGTGATACAGCCGCCAGGGCTCAATATTATAAGGACATGTTATATACTGGAGTATACAGCATAAATGAGATCCGGGAGATGGAAGAAATGACAGGCCTCGGTGACCTGGGAGACATCCATTTTGCCTCTCTCAATTACACGCCCCTGGATACAATCCGGGATTTGCAGATGACAAAAGCCGGAGAAACGAAAGGGGGTGATGGGGATGGAGACAGTAATGCGACAAATGAAGATGGAACGCCGAATAGTCAAAGCTGATTTTGAGATCCGGCAACTAGAAGACGGAAAAACAAATGTGATTGAGGGTTATGCTCTCAAATTTGGTAAATTATCCGAAAACATGGGCGGGGTTGACGAGGTCCTGCAGCGGGGATGCCTGGATAAAACAGACATGTCTAATGTAGTGGCTCTCATCAATCATGATCCCAATTATCCATTGGCCAGAAACACGGTCCCGGACGGACCTGGTCATTTGGAGCTGTCTGTAGATAATGTGGGGCTACGTTTTAGCCTGACACCTACTGATACAGGATATGTCAGGGATTTGACGGCCAACATGACTGCCGGAGTTATTAATCAGTGCAGCTTTGCGTTTACATTGGCCGAGGACGGTGCTGATTGGTCCTACGACAGCAAGGCTGATATGTACCACAGGACAATCACACAAATAGAACGTCTTTGGGACGTTTCTGTTGTTACCACGCCTGCCTATCCGGATACAGAGGCACAAGCAGTACAGCGGGATTTATGCCAGGCAAGAGATCAATTTTGCAAAAAAATGAATTCTGAAAAACAGAAGGAAATACGCAAAAAAAGACTTGAAATAGAGTTAAATTTGTTATAAAAAGCATGTTTTTTATCCATAACCGCTGCAAAGGCGGTTTTTTCACGCAAAAAATTATTTTTTTATCGAAAAAAGGAGATCAAAAAATGACAGAGAAGGAACGCGAAATCCGCCAGAGAATGGCAAAAATCGTTGAAGAAATCAACGGAATGCGCGGAGAAAACGGAGAAGTTGAAGACAAGAATCTGGATGCCGCGGAAAGTAAATCTGCGGAATATAAGGAATTAAAACGTCGACTTGATATTGAGATGACAGTCGGCGAGGCACCGGCTGCCGTACCGCCTCAGGCGCGCGGATTGGCGCAGACTCCTGACGCAAAAGCAGACAAGGGGTTAGTACAGAGAGCCTTTCTGCAGGGCCTCCGTGGCAGGCAAGCAACGGAAGAAGAAATAGGAGCTTACAAACGTGCCGTTGCTGGTATGGTAGAAGGTACTGCAGCTGACGGAGGCATGATTGTCCCCGGAGATGTGCAGACAAAAATCAATGAATTGAAGCGGGCACTGAATCCGCTGGACGCGTTGATCAATGTGGTACCTGTCCAGCGCTTGACGGGATCCCGCGTGTTGGAAAAATTTGCAACCATGACAGCATTTGCGAATGTTGACGAAATGGCGCAAATCGGAGAAACAGATCATCCGCAGTTTGAGCAGATTACTTATACCATTAAAAAATATGCCGGTATCCTTCCGATGTCTAAGGAGCTGCTGGCGGACACTGACCAGAACTTACTGGCTTATGTGGAAGATTGGCTGGCAAAGAAAGATGTTGTTACACGCAACAGCCTGATCATCCCGATCCTGCAGGGCCTGGCTGCCAAACCTATAACTGGTCTTGACGGCATTAAGGATATCCTTAATAAGGATCTGGATCCAGCCATCTCTATCCTGGCAACCGTTGTTACCAATCAGGACGGTTTCGCGTATCTGGATAAACTCAAAGATACTGATGGACGATATCTCCTGCAGCAAAATCCAATCAACCCGACGCAGAAAATGCTGTTTTCTCATCCAGTCACTGTTATCAGTAATACATATCTGCCGTCTAATACCACCTCTGGAACAGTTGCTCCGCTCATTATCGGTAGTCTCAAGGACGCCGTGGTGCTGTTTGACCGTCAGGCTATGACTGTTGAGGGGACAGCCATTGGCGGCAACAGTTTCCTCCGCGATAGCTACGATCTTAAGTGCATTAGTCGTCTGGACGTCAAAGAGTTTGACGGAGATGCTGCCGTATACGGCCAGCTGACCGTCGCCACAGCATAAGGCGGTGATATCAATGAGCCTGCTTGACAGTACTAAGTTATTTTTGCGGGTCGATGGGACCGATGATGACGATGTCATCCAGGCTCTAATTGACGCCGCATCGGATTTTGTTAAAAACGGAGCCGGGGTGACTGTTGCAGAGACAGATCCTCAATCCGTTATGGTGATGCAGATGATTGTGGCCTGGTGGTATGAGGACCGCAATCCTGCAAAATCAGCATCAGCAGCATCTATACAGACGTGCCCATGGAGCATACGGGCGCAATTAACGCAGCTAGCATATCGAGGTGATAGTGATGATAGTACAAGCACTGAGACGAGTAGTAGTTGACGGACATTTTTTGCAAAAGGGCGAGCAGTATACGGGCACAAAAAAAGCGCTGCAGCCTTACATTGACGGGGGCTATGCGTCCGAGGTTAAGGCTACAGCCTCCGGAGACACAGAGGTTAAAACTACCGCATCCGGAGATGTTAAAACTGCCGCATCCGGAGCGGGGGCAAAATAATGGACATTGGTCTGCTGCGGGACAGGGTGTCACTCCTTAAGCGTACTAAGACGGCCGATGACTCAGGCGGATATGCGTTGACCTACCCGGAGTCTAAAAAACTTTGGGGGCAGCGATTGGTGCCGTCGTTTAGACAGCAGGTTATCCAGGGCGGCGTCCAGTCCATTGAGCAGGTGCAGGCGCGGATTCGTAAAGGCAGCGGGGCTCTCATCGGCGATCATATCGGCTGGACGGATGGCACTGAGTACGAGATTATTGCCATCGACGATACCGCTGCCGACTCTGATGTGTTGGGGCTTAAGGTATTTAAACGTCGGGGAGCGTGAGAGCGTGGCAAAATTTTATGTGTCAGTCGACCGCGGAGAACTCAGTAAAGCAATTAACGATATCTCTGCTTATGACGGCAAAGCACGACTGGGCGTTGAGAAGGCCATTAAAAACGGAGCCCGCAGAATGGTATCCGATGCGAAAAGACGGATCCACAGTAAGACCGGCAACCTTCGCAAAGGCGTCAAGTCGGAATTTTATAGTAAATCCGGAGTCAAGCCGACTGCGGTTGTGGAGTCGGTGCAGCCGCACTCTCATCTGGTGGAGTTTGGTGCTAAGGCGACCACCACAAGGCTGGATCCGTCGGCGGATAAAAAGGCTCTAAAAATTGTTGATACCCGGGTACTCCGGTATGCCAACCATGCCAACATCCCGGTCCGCCGTCCTCGCCCATTTATGAAACCGGCCTACGACGCGCAGTATCCGGAAATCCTAAAAGAGGTTAAGGAGGCGGTCAAAAAATGATACGGATACCTAACCATGCGCTAGCAGTGGCACTGGTCGCCCTACTGCGGGGAGGGATCACAGATATCAATGTGACTGATCATATTGATGAGTCTGTGGATCTGCCGTATATCAGCATAGGCAATGTGACTACCTCTGACGATCAGGACAAAGGCGAGCGGATCATGATCTGCAGGGCACAGCTCCATATTTGGAGCACTTACGCCGGCAAGGCGCAGGTGGATCAGATCGCCGAGCGTATCGCCGCTGTTTTTAATAGCGACGTGCCGCTGGATTTAACATCTAACAATTTTACTGCCGTCGGAGGCCGTATTGAGTCTTATGACACGTATGAGGAGGACATGTACGGCTATAATGGAGTGATTAATTTGATTATTTATGTGCAAGATATATCATGATTATTTTTAATAGGAGGTAATTAATATGGCTTTTACAGGACCTACTCCCACAACGGCCAGCACAGCTGCTCTGGGGAAAGATTTTTTGCTGTACGTTAACACCGGCACTACTGAGGCTAGCCCGACATGGACGGTGATCGGAGGGCTGAGGAGTAATGATCTCAATCTGTCCGCTGACAGCATTGACGCATCTGACAAGACCACGGGAGGCTGGAAAACAACGCTCCCGGGGCTCCGCAATTTTTCCATCGATTTGGATACCGTTTATAAGCTTAACGATGCAGGGGTTGAGTTTTTGACACAGGCATTTTTGGCGGGCGCACAGGTGCACATCAAATTTGAGCGGTCTGATAAAAAATTTTACACAGGCTGGGCGTCTATCACTGATTTTAAGATCCCGACGCCCCATGATGACATCGTGGAAATTACAGGAACGTTAGATGGTGCAGGGGCTCTGTCCGATCTGCAGGACGCACCGACTAATTCCGGGTCTTAATCTATTATTTTCGGCGGTGTGCCTTGCGGTGCACCGCATTTTTTATAGGAGGCAATTATGGTACCGAGTATCCCGTTTGATTTGTTTGGTGAGGGGCAGCAGTTAAGGTTAACCATTGGCAAATTTTTAGCCATTGAACAAATTTTAAAAAAGCCGATTGGTGAGATTGCATCGTTGACAAAATCATTAGATTTGACGTCATTGACTGTAATTTTGTCCGTTGGAATTGAAAACTCTGATGGAAAAACTAAAGCGAAATCTCCGCAGTGGTATGCGGAGGAAATTCAGAAGCTGTTAATGGACGGCCATGAAATGGATGAGATTATGGTCCCGGTTGTTAAGGCCATTGCTGCATCCGGCCTACTGGGGCACGCGGCTTACCTTAATGTTTTTCCGGAGGCCGAAACAGAGGACGAAAAGGAAAAGGCAGAAGCTGAAAAAAACTGACAGGAGGGCGCAGCCGGGCGTCCTCTTATATTGCATATGCTGACTGGGCAGTGCAGCAGGCCTGCAGAATAGGTATTGCCCCACAAAGGGTGTATGCCATGACACCGTTTGAGCTGGAGGCTGTTTTTGCCGGATGGGAGTCAAGTCGCGAGATGCGTCTCTGGGAGACGTCCTATTTTGTGGCCAACATGATGAGCTTACAGACAAAACGACCCGTCAAACCAAAAGATCTTATGAAACCTTTTAGGAAAAAACAAGCGGCATCTGACCCCGATTGGGATAATCAGCCGCTGGAAGAGCAGTACAAAAAAGTCAAAGAAATTTTAAGGAAAGGAGGCCGCTATGCAGACAATCGCTGATCTATTGATCAAAATCGGAGCCGATACGTCGGATTTTCGGAAAGAACTGAACGCCACCAAAAAGCAAATGAAGACAGCGTTTGGCGGTGACGCGCTCAATTTTTCCAAAGATGTGGTAACTGGCGTGGCCGCTGCTGGCGCGGCTCTGTCAGGGCTGGGAGTGTATGCGGTTAAGCTGGCCGGTGATTTCCAAAATGCGCAAGTGGCATTTACGAATATGCTGGGGAGCGCGGACAAAGCTAATGCATTTATTGCTGATTTGCAGCAGTTTGCCGCTAAAACACCGTTTAACTTTTCCGGCTTGACTCAGGCGTCACAAAAAATGCTTGCTTATGGATTTACGGCTGAGCAGATCATCCCGACGTTGACCGCTGTGGGAGATGCTGCTGCGGGATTAGGTGCCGGTCAGGAGGGCATTGACCGCATCACCCTGGCACTTGGACAGATGGGGGCCAAGGGAAAAGTATCAGCGGAGGAAATGCTGCAGCTCACAGAGACAGGACTCCCCGCATGGCAGATGCTGGCTGATAAGATGGGTACGTCTATATCTGATGCTATGGATCAGGTTACCAAGGGCACTGTATCAGCGCAGACAGGTATCACCGCTCTGGTTGAGGGTATGGAGAGCAAGTTTGGCGGGTTGATGGCTCAGCAGGCAGGCACTATACAGGGCAGCTGGTCTAATCTGATGGACAGCCTTGAGCAGTCGGCGACACAGCTCGGCCTCCGCATCTCGGCGGCACTTAATCTCCCGCAGATTTTTGGATCGCTGTCTGACACCATACAGGGATTTGCCTCTGATTTGCAGTCCTCGGGCATCTCGACAGCATTGGATAACTTAATCCCGCCCGGTCTGCAGATCGCCATTGTCGCCGTCTCCGGGGCAATCGTCGGAGGGATGATCCCGGCACTGATTAGCATGGGGATCGCCGCCGCGGCCGCAATGGTGCCGCTGTTGCCGTACATTGCGGTGGGCGCTGCTATTGCAGCCGTGATATATGCCATATTAGATCCGGCGGATGCATTTGTGGCGGTCCTGCAGCTGACAGGGACGTCAGCGTCTGACGCATCGGCAGCACTGACCTATTACGGCGGCATTGTTGATAATGTCACCTCGGCGACCCGCAATTTTTTTGACGAGACTACAGGACTGACCAGTGCGTTGGAGGACGTGTCCAATGGACTTTCGGACGCCGCCTCATTTTTTGACGCTCTGGGCCGCAAAATAGATGAGGTGGCAGGTAAGGTGGTCGGACTCAGAGAGCTCCTGCGGGACATTAAGGGTGTCGGACAGACCCTCGGTGTGTATACGCCGTTTGGGCCGGTTGCCCGGACGCTTTTTGGTGTCCCCGGGGCTGACAGTGCCGGCAACGTGCCGGTGCTGTCTAATAGCGGGGAGTCCGGGGACGGAGGATACGGCGCGACCGTTGCTCTCTCTTCCGGGGGCGGACAGACTACCCCGGATTACTCCAATTTCGCCGGAGTCGGGAGCGGCTCTGACGGTAAGGAAAAAAAAGGGGAAAAGGGGAAATCTGCGGAGACCCTTGCCAACGAGGCCAAACGCACCACCAATCAGATCGCCGATGCCTGGACAAATATGTTTGGTACGGGGCAGGATCAGGCCGACCAATGGTATGCTGACCAAATTGAAAATCTGGATAAGACAAAAGACGCAAACAGTAATTATGACGCCGATCTGCAAAAGATCAACGAGATGTATTGGCAAAAACAAGCCAAAGCTGACCAGGCTGCCGCCGAGAAAAAGATCCAGCTGTATAAGCAGATCCACAGCGCGGCACTTGACAGCATGTCGACTCAAAATGTATACGGCACTGCCAGCCAGCAGGCTATAAAAACCATGGAGATGGATTACACAAAATCCATCGACAGTATCAAGGCAAAATGGCAGGATTACGAGACCGATTATATCGGTATGACCAATCGGGAGCGCACTCAGTTGCTGCAGGCGCTGTCTGACGAAGGCATAGCCTATGAGACGACTGAGGACGGCAAGCTGTCACTGGCCAAGCAGACGGCTGCCGATATTGCCGCTGCCAATAAAAAGTATGACGACCAGATCAACGCTTATCACATACAGGCCAAAGACCTGCAGGCAGACGTGGATGACGCCTACAGCAAAAACAGTCTGTCTGCTCTGCGGGATGCACTGACTCAGGAGCGCGCCGCCCGGATGGCATCCTATAATGAGCAGCAGTCCATTATGCAAGCGGTGTATGCCAACTGGGTAGCACTCAATGAGACTACTAACAGTAAGATCATGGCCACGATTGACTCCAGTAAGCAGTCCTTTCAGACATTTTTTGATGATGTATTGGGAGGGAGTAAGTCTTTTGGGGAGTCCCTTGTAGATTTATTTGACAATGTTTGGAAAAACATTATTGATAATTTTACGGCCAAGTGGACGGCCGGTATAAGCAATCAATTAATGTCCATGCTGGGACTGCTGGGAGACTCCGAGAGCTCAAGTGACAATAATGGACTGAGCACGGGGGATGCAATTACCGGCATTATTGGCCAGGCATCCGTCACAGGCGGCCAGGGAGAGAGCACATCCGGCATCACAGCTCTCAATACGACAGCACAGACGGCCGCATCAGCGCTATCTCTGTTTGGCGGGACTACCAGCAAGGGATCCACCTTGTTATCTGGCTATAACGTTGTCCAGGGGGTTATCAATGCAACAACCAAACCGGCCGAAGCTACAGTGACGGCATCGGCGACAGTGGCACTAACCAGTCTGACTACCGCTGCTATATCCGCATCAGCAGCACTGGCCGCCATGTCGGCCAAAACGTCACTCGGATTGTTAGGGTTTGCTACGGGCGGATACATCTCTGGAGCGGGCACATCCACATCTGACAGCATCCCCGCAGCACTGTCCAACGGAGAGTATGTACTCACCGCGGCAACGGTCAACCGCATAGGCGTGCCGGCGCTGGATGCGCTTAACAACGGAAAGATACCTCATTTTGCGGCTGGGGGTCTGGTGACGCGGCCGGTGGGAGCGCTTAATACAGCTGCATTGACCGTGTCATCCACCGGATCCGGATCAGACAGCTCTGCTGCGGGACAGACTGACCGTCCTAACCAGCAAGTTAATATTAACGTCACAACATTGGATGCTTCATCATTTTCTGATTTTTTGTCCCGCGGAGGGTTTGATGTGATTAAGCAAAAATTATTTGATTCCAATCGGGAATTTTCCGGTACGGCGGGGGTGTGGTAAATGAGTTATCGTAAATTTCCGGCGATCCGGTGGTTTGACTGGGAGTCGACGAAAGAACTGGAATTTAACACGACGACCGCCCGCAGCGGGTCGGGGATCGGTGTACGGACTCTCACCACACAGCTGGTGCCGATCTGGCACATTACAGCATCATATACACATTTAACGGATGAGGAGGCGCGTCAAGTGATGGGATTTGTGGCTCTGGTCCGCGGCGCTCATGAGCGTTTCCTGTGGTTGGATCCGGAGGATCACCAGGAGGTAGGCGTTCATCTGACACAGGGCAGCGACGGCAGCTACCAGGCAGTTATGCGCATGGGAGATTACACGCAATCCGTCCCTTATATTGAGGACGTCACTGTATATATCAACGGTACCAAGCAGACGGCCGGCAAATACTCTGTATCTAATGGCGTGATTACGTTTACGACGACTCCGGCCACGACAGATATTGTAACTGCTGATTATACCTATTATTGGCTGGTCATTTTGGAGGACGACAAGCTGACTTTACAGCACTTAAGTGCGCCGGGATACAGTAAGTCCAAAGAGTTTACTATGGTTACCGTGTGAGGAGACACAAAAAAATGAAGGAAGTATCGGATGGATTAAATAATCATCTCAATACAGTTAAAAATTTTATATCCTGCGACCTCTACGCACTGGTGCTGTCCAATGGCCACAAATATTATTATGCTGATACTGACCGGGATGTCGTTTATAACGGCAATACCTATCTACATGACGCTATCATTATTAGTCGTGAGAAAGTTAAAATTAATAGCACTGTGGTCGTAGATACAATGACTGTCAAAATCCATGCAGACACGTCCGACCTGTTGGAGGGAGTACCGTTTTTGCAGGCGGCCCATGACGGCGTCCTGGACGGTGCATGGCTGTATCTGCGCCGGTGCTTTTTTGATGGCGGCACGATCGTCGGCGTGTTGGATCTGTTTGGCGGCATTGTTACTGTTAAGCAGTGTGGGGGCATCGGGCTGGAGCTGACCGTCAAGGCCATGACACAAGGGCTGTCACAGGAGTTCCCTCTCCGGAGATACTATCCGGAAGGATCTTATAGTACCACAGATGGCAATGTAATTGCAGCCTCATCCGATGACAGTGCCTGTGTGATTGCTCCATACATCCCACTGCGAGAGGTCCTGTTATGACAGACGGAGACAAGATTGTGCAGGCAGCCATGGGGTGGCTTGGGACTCCTCACGTCAATGGGGCATGCGTCCGAGGCCGTGGTGTTGACTGCGGGCATCTTCTGTCCGGTGTGGTGATTGATGCCGGCTTGATTGACGCCGAGGATATACATTTGCCAGGCAGTTATCCCCACGATTGGCATCTGCATAAGTCGGATGAGTGGTTTTTGCGGTACGTGCAACAGTACTGCGATAAAGTTACAGATATGCATCCTGGAGATTTTTTGGTGTATCAGTATGGCCGTTGTGTGAGTCATGCGGCTATCTATATGGGGCACGATACTGTCTGCCACGCTTATGTAGAGATAGGGACAGTGCTGTCAGATATTAACGATGTGATGTTTTTTGATGGGCAGGGACGCAGTCGTCTGCGGGGTATTTATCGGTTTAAGGGGGTAAGATCATGAGTCTTTTTAAAGGCCATACGACGGTTACGCGGGAGAACAAAATCTCTGCATTTGACGTGACGACTGCTGAGTATGGCGCGTCCGTCCCGGAGATTTTGGGAACTACGCGTATATCTGGTAATGTGATCTACTATGACGACTTTACGGCTCATGAGCATCGAGAGACGCAGACATCCGGCAAAGGCGGGAAGAGCAAATCTGTCAGCATTACTTATACCTATACGGTGGCCGTCATCATTGGGCTCTGCGAGGGAGAGATCTCCGGCATTGGCAAAATATGGAACAGCACAGACTCCTATGACTACCCTACAGATGACATATCATTGACACTGTTTAAGGGGACAAAAAATCAGCAGCCGTGGGCGTATGTAACAGGAGCGCATCCGGGAAAGGCATTGCCTTATACAGGTCTGGCCTATATGGCCGGCGTGATTAATCTGGGTGACTCCGGGAGTATGCCGTCCTATAATTTTGAGGTAAAAGGCAAGTTGCTTGACACCGGTGATGGAGTGGATGTCAATCCCGCAGATTACATCCGATATATCCTGGATAAGATCGGGCTCTCAGACGTTGAGATGGAAGGTTACAACAATTACAAGCTATTTTGCAAGGAAAAAGATCTGCTTATATCTACGCCTTCCGATGCGGACGTATCCTCTGCCCGGGATATCATTAATGATATTGCGACTATTACCAATGCATATATATTTTGGTCGGACGACCGGTTTAAAATTGTCCCCCGGTCAGATGTGGCTGTGGGAGGATGGGCGCCCGATAAGACAATCCAGTATGATCTGACGGCCGATGATTTTTTGCCGCAAACTGATGGCAAGCTAGTAACCTATCAGAGACGTGATCCGTCCGAGATGTACAATCGTGTCACCGTAGAATATATCAATCGTAGTAATGCTTATGAGACGGAGACAGTTGGATATGAGGATACGGACAGTATCGAGAAAAACGGTCTCAATGCGGCGCCAACACAGGACGCCCATTACATCTACACCAAAGAGAGAGCCGTCAAAGTCGCGGAAATGCTGTGGCGTAATTATAATTATGGACTTAATCAGTATACTTTTAAGCTTGACTGGGCGTTTTGTCGCCTAGAAGTCGGAGACCTGGTCAAACTGACCGACGAAAACTCCGGCATTAATGGCCAGGTGGCCATGATTAACTCTGTATCAGAGGGCAACGATGGCATCCTGACATTTACAGCAATATCTATGCCGGACGGCGATTACACCGCGCCGACTTATGACGTCCATGCGGTGAACCGGCCATATGTCAATTACAACACACCGGCTCCGGATGTGGCAACACCGGTGATTATACAGCCGCCGGCTGATCTGACGACCAACGGAATGGAACTCTGGGTGGGCGCTCATGGCGCCGCTTCCGGGTGGGGCGGCTGTAATGTGTGGGTATCAGACGACGGATCATCTTACCGAGAGGCCGGCAAAATTACCAACTCCGCCCGGACAGGCAAGCTGATTAACGCCATGACGGCAGACGCCGCAACATGTACAGTGTCATGCTCCGGGTCTCTCAACTCCGGCACGGCGCAGGATGCTGATCGAGGTAACACACTCTGCTGGATTGACGGAGAGTGCCTGTCCTATGAGACAGCGACGCTGCTCAATGATGGCAATTATGAGTTAAGCGGTCTAGTCAGAGGACAGTACACGACCACTGCGGGGGCGCATGCGGCCGGAGTGGCTTTTATGCGGATGGATGAGACGTTGCTCAAATCGGATTTAAGCAAGGCAGATATTGGTAAAACACTATGGCTCAAATTTGCGAGTTATAACGTTTTTGGCGCTGGCCAGCAGGACTTGTCAGATGTGCAGGCGTACCAGTATACAATCACCAGTTATTATATTCCGCCGGTAACAGACGTTACGGCTTACAACAGATATAGAGAGCTGGTTGACGGGGTATCACGATATGACATCGTAGTGGGCTGGACCAAGCCAGATCTGGATAGTTATCTGGAGGGTCAGGTGTGGTACAAAACTAACAATGGCCAGTCATTATTATTAACCCCGCAGGAGGGTGTTGCGTCTGATGAGATTGGGTACACCGGAGACTGGACGTTTGGCGGGTCCGGCACGAATCAGGTCGTTATCCCGCAGGCGGTTGTGGGTGACACTTATAAGATTGCCGTCTGTACCAAAGATGAGTGGGGAGAGGCGACATCTCCGGACCTGTCTCCGCAGGTTGAGATACAGGTTGCACTAAAAACAACAGTGCCTAACACTCCGGACGGTCTGGCCATTGATTTTACCTCTGTGGCCACGGCCAGCTGGGACGAGGTGACCAATGCGGATATTGCCCTATATGAGCTACGGGACGATACCAATCCAGGGGCCGATACAGTAGGGCTGCTGACGAGGACCACCGGAGTATCAACAACTCTGCCGCTTACAGAGCGGGCAGGCACCGTATATCTGTATGCCAAGTCGGCTATTGGTAAATACAGTGCTCCGGCCACGCTGACCTACAATAAGGCAACTCCGGAAACGCCCGCTGTCCCAACGGTGACGGCTAAGCTGGGAGGATTGTCCATTGTGGCCGGCAGCATCCCGTCAGGATGTATAGGCATGATCGCTTATATCAATGATAAGGCGGTCAAGACTGTTAATAACACGCTTACTTATACGTGCGATGCAGGCATATATGATGTGCAAGTCAGCTATTATGACTTGTTTGGAGAGGGCACAAAATCTCCCGCCACGAGGGCTACGGTAAAAGTGACTGTGGATAGTGACATGCTGGCAGATGAGGCGGTGACAAGAGCTAAGCTTGACTCTGCCGTACAGTCTGCCGTTGACAAGGCCAATAACTCCGTAGACACGGATACATTTGATGCGGCCATTGCCGACAAGGTAAGCAAAGCGGAATTGACGGATACAAAAAATACTCTGACGCAGGTGGACAGTGATAATGCATCTGCCATCCAGCAGGTCAGCGACAGTCTGACCGCTACTGTGGCCAATCTTAATAAGGATGCAGGCAGTACAGGATATGCGGCCATCAGTCAGATCAAGCAACAGGCAGATAACATCAGCAGTACGGTTAGTGCCAATCAAACAGCACAGGATGCCGTCAATGCGCAGCTCCAGTCACAAATTGATAAGTCCATTACTACGTGGTTTTATGCCGGCGCCCCGACATTATCCAACAGTCCCGCATCTGACTGGACAGATACGGACACCAAAAACGTGCATCTGGGTGACCTCTACTACGACACCGACACCGGACACGCTTATCGGTTTTTACTGGATAACAGTGCCTACAGCTGGCAGAAAATTACGGATACATCCATCACAGCAGCGCTGGCGGCGGCACAAACCGCACAGGATACGGCCGACGGAAAACGGCGGGTATTTGTGTCGACGCCGGTCGCTCCCTATGACGTGGGAGACTTATGGACACAGGGCGCATCCGGCGATCTGATGCGATGCGAGACGGCTAAGGCGTCCGGACAGCCATACAGCGCCAGTGACTGGGTCAAAGCCAGTAAGTACACCGACGACACGGCGCTTAATAGTTTTGTGTCGGGGGTGTATGCAGCTGATAAATCCAGCATGACAAGCCAGATCACGCAAAATGCGGATAGTATATCATCCGTAGTCACAAAATTAAGCGCTGACGCCGATGCGGAGGGACAGTATACAGCAATCGTCCAGCTTAATGACTCCATTGCACTGCGGGTTAAGTCATCGGAGGTGATCACGCAGATCAACCTCTCTGAGGAGGGCGTGCAGATCAATGGCAAGTTGATACATATCACAGGAGATACGGTCATTGACGGCAATGTGATCACATCCAAGATGATACAGGCGTCCGCTATCACGGCGGATAAATTGTCCGTAGATAGTCTGTCTGCTATTACGGGCACCATCGGGACGCTCCGGACAGCGACCAGCGGAGCACGCACGGAGATTAAAGATAATCTTATTGAGGTGTACGATGCCAATAACAATCTGAGAGTGAGGATGGGGGTGTGGTCTGATTGATCTATGCAATGATTGTATTGATTATTGTGATAGGTGTAGTTATATATAAGCACCGGATTAGGGATGAGGCAGCGGATGTCCCGCAGTCGGGCAATGCAGATACGCCCGCCGGGGATGACGCCGCGCCGGTATCTCCTCCAGCGGAGGTGCCTGTTGTTATTATGCAGGACGGTGTGAGGACGGAGGGGACGCTTAAGATGACACAGGGACTGCAGGTCTATGACGCTAATGGTCATATCATTTTGGATGTGACGGACAGGTTGACAAAATATCTGGGAGAGTTGGATACCGGTTATAACGATGGTGAGCTGTCTAACCTGGATATCACAGATGGTGTAAGCGTATGGGTGTTTGTAACGAGCTATAGCTATAATAATACGGTAACAAGCGGGACGCATGTATGCGCCACTCCGCAATTTACGTGTTCCGCCGGGAAAATAATGTGGACATTTCCGGAGGGAGATGTGAGAGCATCATTACACGTTATGTATGGAGTATATTAAAGGGTGGTGATATAATATGGACTCGGGAATTGTTATTAAAAATAATAGTAGCGTCGTAATGATAAATAATAATTATAAAAATTTAAAATTGATGAGGAAATTGACCATAGCTGATTTTACGGGGCATCTTGAGAAAATTACTGATTATAATAAGTGGCCTACATATACTACTCCTGCGCAATCTGGAGAAATGTTATGTGCATTTAGACGTACCGACCCGGATGCTAATGACAATATATATATGGAGCCTAATATCGACGGTAGTTTTGCGCTGCAGGTGCTTGTCGGTGGGATGGAGAGTATACCGGACGGGTACCTGTCCGATGTTATTTTTTACGTTTTTGGATTTACTGATGCCATGGAACCCGATAATGATATAGGCATGAGAGTATATGATGATAAAAATAATATTGTATTTAATTCTAATGAGAAATATATGAGGATAATGCACTATAACAATCAACATGAAGGGACATACGATATCCCTGCGGGCAAGGATTGCGCTATAGTCACTATGGGAAAATATCTGTACCATCATCAACGAAAAAATGACATAAATGTGTGGTATATAGGATTTGGGCATATCTATCAAAATGTTGCGGCCTCGGTAACATATAGATTAACACAAAACCCAAGGCCGGCCGGCGGCGGATATAATATAGATTTTACGACTGATTTTTGCAAATGGTTTGTGGTTGATGTCACTAATTATTAAGGAGGTAACTAACACATGCTCAAACAAGCATATCAAAAACCAGAGATCAGAGATGCCAATGACAACATCATCCAGCATGGCACATACGGCAAAAAGACAGCCTTTACAGCGTCAACTAATGACGGAGTGCTGGATTATATTAACAATAACCTTGAGTGGCTAAAAACCCAGACCGACGCCAACACGTCTAATCTGGGCAAATACCTGCCATTGGCAGGAGGCACACTCACAGGAGATGTGATTATTGATGAGACCGCAGACCGGGCGATCAAAGGCAGTGCCAGTAATGTGGGACTGCTGTACAACTCCGCTGCATGGGCTCTGCGGGATTTTGGCAATGGCACGTCGCCTATCTATTATAACAAGTCAAGTAAGCAGCTGATGTTTCCAACTGGCTACCGTGTCGGCGGGACAGTGACCGACAGCACAGGGGCAGTAAGCAATGGCAATACCACTGTAGGTGTCAATGCCACGGATATGACGGTTAAAAACAGTGCCTCCAATCCGACTATTGTGTTATCCACCGGAGGGGCATCACAGTCAATTGCCAGTGACGGCTCTGTTATCAGGACAGGGGCACTGGAGGCAGACAGCTACAGTAACGTCAAAACCATACAGAGAGGGACGGCGTACAGTGTTGGGGATATTGCACTGTCCCGCAAAATTGCCAGTTACATGTATGCGGAGTGTACAAAATCCGGGGTTACAGCTGCCTCCACAGGCCCGAAATTTACACGGGCAAGCGTAGCGTATGATGATAAGGGCAACCAGGTGGCAGTCAATCAGCCGAGATTTACGGAAGACGGGCTGATGGTGGAAAAAGGCACGACAAATTTTATACCTTCTGATTTTACGAAGTGGTTTTACGATTCTCCCACTACATTATCAGATCAAATTACCAGTCCTTTAGGTGATGCGTCCGCTTATTCATTGACTATTACCAATAGGAATAATGTATGCCGAATATCAGTAGCATGTACTCCTAACACAACCTATACATTTTCGTGGTATGCAAAAAATGATGGGAAAACTATTGCGAAATATAGCGTATATGATAATACGCATGGTCAAGATATTGTCCCGTCTACTGCATACCCCATAACAGATAGTTGGGTTAGATATTCCGTTTCTTTTACCACGCCAGATGGCTGCACTAATATGGCTGTATATCCAGATAGAGATAATGACATGACTGGTACTATCTATCTATGGAGACCGCAGTTAGAGACAGGGTTCTATGCCACATCATACACTGAATACGGAACAACGAGAAATATTGAAAATCTTTCTATCCCTTCATCGGTATTTCCCACAGCAGAAGGGACTTTGGAATTTACTGTAAATCCTGCTGTTATTGCAAATTATAATAACTATTTTCTGTTTTCTAGCAATGATGTATGGGGACGCTTTCTTATTTTTTTCGATAGCAATAATATTTTGTATTGGAATTATGGGAGAGTCACTAACGGTGGCGATAATATGATTATCGGATCAGGTTTGCCCGCAGGGATGGACATACAGATAAGTCTATCATGGTCAGCGACATCAGGGCAAAGAATATCGGTAGTCAACGGCAAAAGCAATTCCAAAACAGGTTGGTCAGTGCCAGATGGTTTAACTCTGCCAGCATTTATTGACGTCGTCAATAATTATAATGCCGTTATCAAAAACCTGCGTTTCTCAAATACCGCTCACACAGCTGATAAGCTAGCATCAGACGCACAATTATCCACTCTCCCGTTGGAGGCAGACACTACACTTCTCATGCCACTTAACGGCAATCTCAATTACCTGCCGGCACCTGATACATCTCAGATAGAGCCTACATTCCCCACTACCGCCAACAGCAAGGTAACAGACGGCACGGTGGAGTGGACACTGCGGGACAGACGGACACCGCCCAATGCGGTGACCAATATCAGCTATGCAGGTGGAGTGCTCACATTAACCATGGGGGACGGCAGTACCAAGACCGTTTCATTATCGTGAGGTGACACATGGATATTATTATTAATTGGATACAGGGACTTTGGAGCAAAACGGAGCTGATTATCGGCGCCGTTTTTGGTTTTGTTTGGACTTTTTGCACGGCGGTGGTCGGGGGTTTTGACGCGCAGATGCAGGCCCTTGTGGCGCTGTCTGTTTTGGATTCACTGACCGGTTTTTTTGCCGGCTACAAAACCAAGACCCTCAGCAGCCAAATTGCCTACAAGGGCATGCTCAAAAAATGTGTAATGTTTGGGGTTATCGGTGTGGGGGTGTGCCTTGATGTGGCTATGGCCACGCATACAGTCAGGACGTTTTTTATCTCGGCTTACGCTATCATCGAGGCGATGAGCCTCGCTGAAAACATTGACCGGGCGGGGTATGGGGACCTGATACCGACATGGCTCCGGGGAGCGCTCCAACAGGTGGCACGCAGTAAGCAGCTGCCGGTTAACACAGGGCAGGATAAGGGGGATGACCGCTCATGAGCGAGATGGAGATTGCACAAGGTGCGTTGGTTATCGCCGTGATATTATGCGCGGCGTTATTTTTTTGGCTGATTGATTTATTTTTTGGAGGCGATCAATGATGGCAGACGAGACAGACAAGACAACAGAGACAGTAGAGGCAGTAGTCACAGAGGAGACGGTGGGCACTGCAGCAGTAACCTCAGATGAGACGGTGACAGATGAGCTGACACAGCTCAAGCAGGCAGCAGAGGAGGCAGAGGCGGCCGCTGCCGCTGCCAAAAAGGCGTATGTGACGGCCAAAAACACAGAGACATGGGCCAAGATCAAGACGGCAGTCAAGACATGGCTGTCTACGTGGACTCCGCGGGGTATTAAGACAGCGGAGATTGTGATCCTTGTCCTGATCCTGATTAAGGTGTGGGGGTGATTAACCATGACAAGAGATCAGCTGGCCGCTGCCATCCGTGACGGCATACAGCAGACCAACATCGAGGGGCCGTATAACGCGGTCTCCTGCAGCACTGGAGGGGACTATCCGTCAATCGGCTGCAGCCAGTGGGAGGGCGACCGGGCAAATCAGCTGCTGTCCATGATACCCGATGGGGATTATTACGCCGGCCGGGCGTACAGTGACATAGCCGGATCAGGTGATGATCTGCGGGGACTCTCATTACTGCTGGACAGCCCTGCAGGCAGGGCGGCGCAGGATGAGATGCTCCTGACGGACTGCCTCGGATATGTGGATGCGATCCAGCAGGTCCCAACCATGGATCAGACACGGTGTGCAATCTATGCGGGCATGTGGTGTCCAACATCAACGTCCGTCGTGTGCCGATTTTTGCACAACCGCTACCAGCGGGGTTTTGACCTCCGGAGTCTGGAGGTTATGAGGGACATTTTTAAGGGGCAGTATGGCGCCGCTGCCGGAGGCTACGACTACGGTGACAGGGCCGTCAATACCTATTATTTTTGTGCTGGTCTTAATCCGGCCGATTATGGGGAGTGATTATAATGATTAACTGGAGGGCCGTGAGGATCCGGGTGACGGGGATCTTGATAGCCATGGCAGTATCAGTAATCCCCGCTGCTGTGATATCCCTGATATTATCATTTTTTGTGCCGCATGCCTGGTGGACATTTTGGGGGGTCTGGGCGGTGTTATGGGCCTTATGTATGTACGCCGGGGACTGGCT